ACTTCGTCAGCCGCGCGGCGCGCCGGCCCGCTGGCGAAAGCCTGCAGCGCCGCAGCAGCCGCGCCCAGCTCGGCTTGGAAGGCGCCGAGATCGATGGAGGGATTGGTTTCAGTCATCGGTGGTTGTCCGGGAAAGCTTGCGTCAGCGCTTCAAACGCGGTGCGGCTGAGCGCCTCCGATGTGTGCGGCGCGACAAGCGCGCGCCACTCGGCCAGGCTCAGCCGCCAGAACGCGCGCGGCGCGACGCCTAAAGCGAGCGCGGCGGCAAGCATGGCGCGCCAGGGCGTGCGTTCAGTCATCCAACGCTCGCCGAAACGCTTCAGCCACGGCGAGCGCCGCTGCTTTGGGATCGATCACGGCCGCGGCAAGCTCAGCCGTGCTCATCCCCGCGCCGCCGCCATGCGTGAGCGCGGAGAGCACGGTGAGCAGATCCGATGCGGTCAGGTGGGTGAGCCGCTCGCCGAGCTCGGCGAGGGAGATCACGTCGAACGCCGCCTCGAGCTCCGCGAGCGCGCCCAGCGTAAGGCAAAGCCGCGCTGGACGGCCGCCGACATCCAGCAGCACTTCGCCGCGGGCCTTGTTGTGAAGCTCGCCCATCAGACCACCGCCGAGAAGTTGATCACGCCCGCCGAGGCGAGCGTAATCGCGAACGCCGCTTCGCCGTCGTGGTCGCCGGAATAATCGAGCGCCTCGATCAAGAACGGACCTTGCAGGATGCCGAAGTCCGGGATGATGAGCTGGAACGTCCGCGCCGCTTGTGTGAAGAACGTCTGCTGGATCAGCGCATCGGAGGCCGCGTCCTTGAACACGCCCGCGCCGCTGACGCTCGCGGACTTCACGCCTGCGCCCGCAACCAGCTCACGCCAAGCGTCCGGACTTTCGCCGGACGTGCCGTCCACGGTGCGTGCGTTGAGCGAAATGGTCTTGGCGCGGATGCCGGCGACCGTGACGAATGCCTCCGGCGCGCCGCCGTCGCCGATCTTGATCAGGACATCGCGTCCCTTTTGGCCTGACATGTGATGATCCCTTGCTGGTTAGTCTGCTTCCGTGATCGCCCGCAGCCGCAGCACGCCGTGCGTCGTGCGCCCATCACCCGAGCGGAAGACATCGCTGAACTGGGCGAAGATGAAGACGAGGCGGCGGTCGGCGACATCGAGCGATGCGTTGTGCAGACAGCCCCGCAGCGCGGCGATCACATCAAGCGTCTCGGCGCGCCCGCCATGGCGCGACCACACATGCAGCGTCACCGCATGCTCCATGGCCTCCCGCGCGCTCGAATCGATCTGCCGGCTCTCGACGCGGCCGATGGTGACGTATGGAAACACCACGTCCGGCGGCGGGTCGTCGTAGAAGCGCTGGCCGAGCAGCGCCTGCACGGGTGCATCGCTCATCGCCGCCGCACGAATGGCCGCGGCGAGCGCACGTTCGGCGCTCACAGGATTTCCTCCTCGCAGACGAGATCAATGCGCCGGCCGCCGCCATCGATGACGCCGAGCACGCGCAGCACGCGGTCTCCCCAGATCACGCGCCAGCCGTGGCGAACATCGTCACGGCTGTAGATGACGACCCGGTGCGAAGCCGCAGAGAGGGCTGCGTCGTACAGCACGACCTGGCGCGCGCTCAGCACGTCAACCGCGGCCCACACCTCCGCCTCGTCGCTCCAGAGGATCGCTGCGCCGCCAATCTCGTCGGCCACGCGCACAGGGCGCTGCAGCTTGATGCGCGAGCGCATCGACGCAACCGGCCCCTTCATAGCCTCATCGGCGCATAGGGACGCATCAGCGCCCGCGCCGCCTCCGGTATGGCGCCGTCGCCCTCGCGCAGCTCGTAGAGCGCGCCCACGATCTGCAGCGTCGCCAGGCGCAATGCGACCGGCAGCTCCGAGGCGTCATCGGCGAAGCCGCAATCGTACTCGATCTCGATGCCGCCGATCTGGCGCAGCGTGGCCGGCACGCCGGCGGCGAACACCAGGCGCGGGCGATCGCGCTGGCCCTCGAGCCGATAGCGATCGGGATCGATCACGCTCTGCGAGCCGTTGTCGGCCAAGAGGCGCACTGCAACGACGTTGGTGACGGGGCCAAGCCCCAGCACCGCGCCGTTCACGGATTCGCGGCGCCAAATATCGAGGCTCTCGCGCACGCGCCGGGTGATCAGCGCGCGTCCGATACCCGCCTCGACCGCCTCGCGCGCCGCGCCGATCAGCATGGCGATGAGACTGTCCTCGGCGTTGTGATCAACGCGCAGGAAAAGCTTCGCCTCGCCAAGCGAGACAGGCTCGCTGGCGGGCGGGGTGATGGTTGTGATGGTCATTTGGTTTTGGGCAATGGGCAGTAGGCAATGGGCAGTGGGGAGCGGCGTGGCGGCGGGCAAAGGCGGCAAGCAAAAGGGGGCTCCGTCGCCCCCTATTGCCCACTGCCATTGCCCACTGCCTTCAGCGCGGCGCTTACGCCGCGCTGAACCGAAGCACCTTGATCGCGTCGAAGTTCTGCACGCCGCCGCCGACGCGCTTGGTCACGTAGAAGAGCACATACGGCTTGGCTGAGTAGGGATCGCGCAGCACGCGCATATTGGCCCGATCGACAATGAGATAGCCGCGCGCGAAATCGCCGAAGGCGATCGCGGGCGCATCGGTGGCGATGTCCGGCATGTCTTCGATCTCGGTGATCGGATAGCCCAACAGCGAAGCGCCGCCCGCCTCGTTCGGCTCCCAGACATAATTGCCGTCGCCGTCCTTGAGCTTGCGCACCACAGAGATCGTCTTGCGGTTCATGACGAAGCGCGCGTTCTGGCGGAACTGCGTCTTCGGCGTGTAGATGAGGTCGATCAGCTTATCGACCGGATTGCTTGCGGCGAAGCCGCCGTCCACGCCGGTGGCGACATAGCCGATCTGGCCCCAGGCGTGGCTGGCTTCGGCGACCAGCGTGTAATCGAGAAAGCCCTTCGGCTTGTCGGCGCCGTCGCCCGAGACGAACGCAGCGCGCTCCTGGCCCGCGAAGGCCTCTTCCACTTCGCTCGCGATCCATTCCTCGAGATTGACGAACGCATCATCGAGCAGCGTCTGCGTTGCGGCCAGGTTCGCGTAGAGCTCCGCCGTCGGGAAGTCGATCACGCTCAAGGTCGGTGTGGCCGTTTGAGGGCGCGCGCCGGTTTCGGCGACCCAGCCCGTGCCGGCGGCCGTCAAGCTGATCGGTTTCTTGAACACGTTGGCGCTGGTGGTGCGCACGCTCGCAATCGCGCGCATCGGCGAAACCTGCTTGAGGCGGCTTTCGATCATGCGGTCGAGCTCGGGCGGCGCCACGTAGCCGCCGTCCGGATCGGAGCCGACGCTCAGGGCCTTTGCTTCGAACTGCATCAGCGCGGTCGCGTCGCCGCGGCGCAGATAGGTTTGCCAGGCTGACTTGTGCTCGCTCACCGCGGGCTCCGCGGCGAGCCCCGGCCGGCGGCCGGCCAGCGCTGCGCGCTCGATCATCGACTTCTGTTCGGCCAGCGCCTTGTCGATGCGATCGACCTTCTCCTCCAGCAGAACATCGCCGCGGCTTCGCTCGATCGCCTCGAGGCGCGCATCATTGGCCGCCTTGAACTCCTCGAACGCGCGCATGAGCTCGTCCGCCGCGCCGGCGGGCGCGGCCTTGGTTTCTTTCTTCACGTCTTTCTCCTTGTTACGCGGCAGTCGGCAGTGGCCAGTCGGCAGTCGTCGGAAGCGATTGGCGATTGCCGACTGCCGACTGCCGTGAGCGCGCCGTGAGGCGCGCGAGTTGCTGCATGGGATGCGTCACAATGGACACTTCCAGAAGCTCGATCTCGCTGAGGATGCGGATATCGCCGCTCCGGTGCTGCACGATCGGAATGAAGCCGATCGACAGCCCGTCGACGCCGCGTGCAAGCATGCGCCTCGCGCGTGCGGCGCCGGGCTGGTCGTCGCGGATCTCGCCGCGCAGGAAGAGCCCGCGCGCGTCCTCGCGCACCTCCGCCCACGCGCCGGCGCGCAGACGCGCCTCGTGCTCCACCAGCATCGGCAGGAGCTCGGTGCGCCGTGCGAGCGAAGCGGCGAAGGCGCCCGCGCGCACGATGTCACGCATCTGATCTTCAACGCCGAACAGGGCGGCGTAGCCCTCGACGATCATTCGTCCAGCCGCCGCTCGATCCACGCCAGCGAGCGGCGCGCGTCCGCGACCTGCTCTTCGAGCCGCGCCAGGCGCTCAGCCACTTCGGGCTGCGTGGCGACAGCGCGCTCGACCTCCTCGAGCCGCGCCGCAGCGCGGCCGGCCCAGATCAGCCCGCCCGCAGTCTCCAGGAACAGCGCCACGATCAGCGCCAGCGTTATCCGTGCATCGATCTTCATTGCATACGCTCCGGCGTTTCGACGCCGGCCATGCGGCGTTTTTCGTCTTCGCTCAGGAAGTCCGCGCCAGCGAGGCGCGCCCAGAGCGCCTCACGCTCGATGGTGAGCGCCGGCACGTTCTCGATGTCGATGCTGACTGCGGCAGGTCCCGCCTCGCGCCAGCGCTCGCCGATCCAGCCCTCGATGGCGCGCGCGGCTTTCTGCGCCAGCGGCAGCGCCGTCTGACGCCAGAAGGCCAGGTTCGCTTCGCGATAATTCGAGTAGGTGTTGTCGCCGGGAATACCGAGCAGCATCGGCGGCACGCCGAACGCCAGCGCGATATCCCGCGCAGCTGCATAGCGTGCTTCTGTGAAATCCATGTCCGCGGGCGACAGTGACATGGGCCGCCATTCGAGCCCGCCGTCCAGCAGCAGCGGGCGCCCGGCGTTTGCCGCGCCAAGGTGCAGCTCTTCCAGTTCCTGCTTCAGGCGGCTGTATTGCTCCTCGCCCAAGCGATCGGCGCCGCCGGCGCCGGTGAAGACAAGCGCGCCGCTCGGGCGTGCGGCGTTGTCGATCAGCGCCTTGTTCCAGGCGCCGCCGGCATTGTGGATGTCGATCGAGAAGGCCGCCGCCTCCATCGGCGAGAGCCCGTACCAATCGTCGGACGGGTTGAAGAGCTTGAGGTGGAGGATCGGCGCGTCATTGTTGATCGGATCGCGTTCGAAGCGACGCACTTGTGAGCCGACCC